ACTATTTAATACAATAGGACGTAATGTAGAACGTAAGCTAGATTTACTTTATAATAATAAAGTATACTTTGCTAGAACATCTGGTGCAAGGGAAATTATATTACAAAATGGAGCTTCATTCTTCCCTAACCCACTATTAGACTATGTATTATCTATTTTAGATAACAGTTCTGATAGTAAAATATTGAGATTATATTAATTTTTTTATATAGTCGATAATTATATATATTAGCTAGTCACTTAGATAAACATAATTCCATTAACCCAAAGACGAATGTTTAAGGCATGGAACTGTCTAAGTGGCTAGTTAACATTTAAAAAAGGAGGGTTGAAGAGTCTGTAATTTTTGGTTTATTTGATTTTAATTTTATTTAAATGGAGGTATTAAAATGAGTTTATTAAAAAGATTTAAAAAATGGATTGGAAGTATGTTTAGCGTGATTAGAGTTCATCAAAAAAATGAGGCTGTTGACAGAGATATAGAATTAGTAGACCATGTCAATAGAATAAGAAACATTAAAGATGACGTTATGGACTTAATTAGAGTAGAAGAACAAATGTCTACTACAAAGTATAATGTAGTAGAATATTATAATGAGATTGATGAGCTTAGACTATCAGCTCTAAATTCACTAGCTTTAGGAATGTATTCTAACAGAATGCAATATAAGCTTATTAACAGCATTTTAGTAGAAAGTACTGAAGTAGTGGATTTAATATCTAAATTAGTATTGATGGGAAGTACTGACATAGATATGAAAAGAAAGTGTCTGGCTCACAGAGAGTCTACATTCTAGGAGGGAATATGTGGATAAAAGTGTTAGCGGTAATATGTGGAATAGCATATGCATTTGCTCTGTTCGTATTTATACCAAGAGCATTTGAAGAAAAGGGATTATCTTTGGAAGATAACTATTATAAAAAATGCGTATTTAGATTATTTGCATATATAGTAATTTTCTTTATATACTTGTATGCATATGATTGGCTAGAAGGATTTTTTACACAATTTAGAGATTTTAAATAAGGAGGGGGATTGCTCATGATTTTAAATTTCGTAGTAATAGATGCTTATAATAACTTTAATAGGCATATACAAAACTCAACTCCACTGATAATGGAGTTAGTGAAATCTAAGATAGAACTAAAACATGGTCATAGAATGCAGAATAGACACCTAGTGGCTAATAGTAAATGTTTTAAATTTACTACAGAAACTGAAATTAGGGGTGAGTTACTAGGTTTGGATAGTGTATTTAGAAAGATTATTAAACTTGTAAAAAAGTCTATAGCTGAGTATGAAGAGGATGGATATGTATTCTGTATAGAAATTATAAAGTGGAATACAATAACTAATGCTGGAGTATATACAAATATAGGCTATGATTACATAGATAAGAAATTCTATAGTGACCTGGTTACTTTGAATGAGTCTAGTGTTGACAGAGTTTTAATACAAAATTTTAACGACGTTGGACTTATAGATGCTATACATAGTGATATTTTTAAAGTTTAAGGAGGAAAGAAAATGAAATCGTATATAATAACAAATATTAAACATGATGAATATGATGCAGAGGGGTTAAAGGATTTATTTCAATTATATTTAGTTAAAATTCTAGAAAATAAGTATGATGTAATTACTGAGTATAAATCAGATAGTGTTATCGAAATATGTAATAGTGTAGGAAGAGATGTTACTATGATAGAATGGAAATGTATTAGGACAGAAGTTGAAACACTAATGACAGAGTTTACAACAGCAATGTCGTTTACTGCATACGATTCTAAAGTGGCTGTTGAATTTCTACACTGGGATGAAGAAATCGGTGAAGGTGGAATGATGACATACAGAATGGACTTTGATGAAGATTTGGATGAAGATGAAATGTCTGTAAAAGCATCAGAGTCATTACCATCTAAAATAAATGTTTTAGAACATATGTTGAAAGACAATCTAGTACCTGGTAGTTGCATTGAACCAATATTAACAGATGAGCTTGATAAATTACATAAAGAACTGCATCCTGATATGCAAACTGAAGTTAAAACTGAAGAAACACCTACTGAAGTTTCTAATAATACAGATGTAAGTATCTGTAGAACGATGAATGATGTAATAGAAAAGATGAATAAGCTCATTGCAACTGTAGAAAAATTAGAAGAAAAAATGTTAAATAAATAGGAGGTAAAATATGAATTTGATTGTATTTAATTTAGACACGACGGCAGACATAGATGTAGATAGATCAGTAATATATGTATTAAGAGAGTTTGTAAAGTATAATATAGAGTCTGAGTTAAAGATAAAGGTTCTGTACTCAAACCATGCATTAGAGATGCACGAAAATGATTTCTCAAAAATAACAGCCAGTGATTACGATATGATTAGGAGACAGATGGAAAACGTATCTGTAGGACTATTCTTATCAGGATGTATAAATAACGTAGCAGTTGCACATGTATATTATAATCCTTGTGAAAAGAAAGGAGTCATAAGACTAATTAAAAATAGAGGAAGTAATCATGAATTACTAGAAACTATAGCTGAAATAGATGAGTCTTCTGATGATGTTAAAAGACAGCATTTCTTTGGTACTATAAAGAATATGTGTGGATTGTCAGAGGACATATATGAAGAAGTAAATGGATATTTGAAAGAACTTAGAAGTGAAGTTAAAGAAAAGATTTCTAAAATGTCTGTTGAAGATAGATTGGAAGCTTTAGAAGAAGCTGTTGCTTCACTTGGTGATAATTTTATGAACATGGGTATAACTTTAGAATCTATATTAAAGGGGGAATAAAATATGTTAAGAGCTTATCTAAGAGTAAAAGTATGTGATGAAATGGGACCTATTGATGAATATAGTAAGGGATTATTTAAACTAGTTACAAATAAGTTTATAGTAGCAAATGCAGCAAATATAAGAAATCAAAGAGGTAATAATGAAAATCCATATGATGGAGCTTATGAAACATGGTTTAATATTCATAATATGGATAAAGCATATGAAAAATGTGTTTATGATTTTAATAAATACATTGAAACATACGCTGAATTATTTAAACATGAAGAAGAATTATTACCAGTGGGATTTAACTATAGCATATCTGTAGAATGTATTTTGTTTGACTATGATACAAAAGTTGGTTCATGTAACACACTATATAAGTCATTATTAACACCAGGTATTAAACAAGAGATTAATAATATATCAGATGATAGTAGTTTATTCAAAAGAAAGGAATGGCTTAAAGTTGCTATCATTGATTTACCACAAGAATCAATGATAAAACAAGATATACAGGACTTTTTAGATATTTGGGATAGAGATGACAGAGATGAAGTTTTGGATGATTAATAATTTTTAATAATTTTAAGGAGGATTGCTTATGTACAAAGGACATGTAATATTTAAATTAGGAGTTGACTGCGAAATAGTACCGGACCAGCTTAGAACTTTAACAAATTTTATGCACAATTATATTTCTAAGTATCATCAAGCTAATATTATAAACACAAATGATGTAGCATTTACGTTGGATGATGATACTATATACTGTATAGATAGCTTTAGAGAGATAGCTGAAGATTTAATTGTGGCTGCATACAAATCTGTTTATGATGGTAAAATAATAACACACGGGTCTGCTGTTATAGTGTTATGGGACCCTGAACAGAAAGTTGGATATCGTAGAAGTATAGATGTTACTGGGTCATATGAAAATGACTTATTGGATATAACACGTTCATATAGCGATATTACAGAATGTAATACTCCAGAAGAGAAATTAGAATATTTGAAAAGAATAAATGGTAATCATATATTTAAAGGAACTCTTGATGAATACAAAGGATACATTTCAGAAATAGAAGCAGAAATTAATGAAGAATCTATTGATAACATTGACATTAATAAAAATAATATGATAAACATAATTAAAATAATGAACATCAGACTAGCGTCTGTAGAAAATGCTTTAGAAGAATTAAAAAATTATATAAAGAAATAGGAGTTGAAGTAAATGGCAAAAGACATAAAAGACATAGTATATGCAGGATTTGCTCAAATGGGATACCTGAACTGGATGCGTATCCCAGAAGGGACTAACGTGATGGACGCGTTATTCAATGAAGAATTTTTCAATAAAATACCTGAGGACAACAATGTCAAAACTAGATGTCTGTTTGCATGCTACTCTGAAGATGGGGACTACCAAGTCCCTATCTGGGGTAGTGAGTTTGAGAAGTGGGAGCTTTTCTATGCTGCAAATGACTTAAAACTTATGAGTGATTTATTTGGTTCAGGACTAATTAAATCAAGAGTCAGCGACATAGGATTGAATCTAGAAGATTATAAAAAGTCAAATGGCTTTTACGCTTCTGCTTTTTTAAATAAAGAAACAGAGCAAATCATCATAGTTTACAGAGGAACAGACGACATAGCAGATAAATTGACAGACATTGATATTTGCTTATTCAATAAATATAATCCTCAACTGGTTAATACATATTGGTTTCTACGTCATGTACAGTGGAAACTTAAAGAGGCTAAAATGGCACAAGCTAAGATATATTTTACAGGACATAGTTTAGGAGGAGCACTTGCACAATTTGCTCATATCATAACTAATAATAATGTAAATAGAACTTGTACGTTTAATGCTTTAGGAATAGGAGTATTCTTTATAAATCATTTTGATACACCAGGACTTATAAATAATCTTACTTTAGATATTTGTAAGA